GATCGTCTCAGGGAGAGAAGGTTTCAGAAAGACAGGGGGGGTCGCCTGCTTGCTAAAAAAACGACCACCTTTAGCGCTATTACAGCTCTTACACATAGATTGCAAGTTATCAGGTGCCCACATATCCCCACCCTTAACTCTAGGTATGATGTGATCTACTGTGTGTGCTGGTCTGTGACAGATAGCGCACTGCCATCCATCTCTGTCAAGTATGGTAATGCGTAGCTTCTTCCACTTACCACTACCTATCTCACGCTCACTCATTAGTGCCAGCCTTTAATCTTGAAATGATCTAATGCATTACACATTGAACCATATCTATTTAAGTTGTACTTAATACCCCACTCTACTTGCTTATACCCATCAACAGTAGCCAAATACTTAGACCTACCTTGTGGTATGCCATAGTGACTACCATTCTTAGCCTTAGGATTCCACCTACTCTCACGATGATATAACTCATCTAAGCAATAGAACTCAGTAAATGAATGATTGAGTTGTATGAATGCATATTGCTTGTAATGTGTTGGTTTATTAACAGCAACGGAATTAGTCTTTACAAAGCAAAGATTAACTATGAATAGAGCGATCCCAACTAGCCAGCACCTTGCGAGCTTTCCCTGTCGGGCTCGCCTTGTGGCTTTGTGAGCCACTGCTTCACTAGAGCCTACAGTATGCATACAAACTCCTTTACGCTTAATTGATTAAATCGTCTCATTATGTGGACAGTGATTTACCTCACACAATAACTGTAGAGCGTAATAAGCCTGTTGTGGGACAACACCATTACCAAGCATTTTAAGTTGTTGCGCTCTACTAAATGGTAAGTCAGTTACCCACCCTGGATTTAAACCCATCATATATTCGACAAATTTAACGTTTAATCTATCTTGATCCAATGTATTCGGAATTGTCTGTCTATCCATCTGCAAGCTAAACCTGTACTCATCCCTGGTTTGCCTTTGGTCTTGCCCATTTCGTAATCCTTCACCCTCGATATGTATGCTGCTAATGGCTCGTCGTGATTGCGTACGTGTATTACAGTCGGTGTTGGTAGCACGTCCATTGTCCTTAATGCTGGTGAGTGTCGTTTCACGTCTGCAGGTGATCCTCGATGGCTGTCCGATGCTAATGGGGTAGGCAATAATGAATAATCTCGCCCTTTGGTGGGGTGCGCCAACATCACTCGCTCGTATAACTTGCCATCTTGCATCATACCCATTTTCGGCAAGGTCTTTAAGAACTTCTTTGAATCCGAGACTGAGATGCCCTCGGACATTTTCCAAGACAACGATGTTTGGTCGTAACTTGCTAATAGCTTTAATGATGTATGGCCATATGTGTCGCTCATCTTCTAATCCCTTTCGTTGTCCTGCGTGACTAAATGGTTGGCAAGGATAGCCAGCCGTAAGAATATCTATTGGTTCAACTACATCCCAATCTATTTGTTTGATGTCCCCTAAATTAGGTTTATTAAATCTTGTTGTAATTAATTCGCTTGCTTGCTTATCAATTTCGGCACACCACACCATTTCAGCATCAAAGAATGCCTCTACAGCTATATCCAAACCACCATAGCCAGTACACAGTGAGCCTATTTTCACTTCTGACCACCCCAGCCACCACCCTTGAAGATAAGCCCAGGTGCGCTATAAATTCTGTTCATTTGTAAATGACAACGTGGGCAACTCATAGGCGCACTATCATCATCGTATGATCTATGCACTGATCCATAGGTGCCGCACTCTGCACAGTTGTATTCGTATGTAGGCATTACTTTGCTCCAATCAGTTGACAAGTGTGGCAGACCACGGCTTCGAACTTCCAACCACCACACTTATCACATCTACATATATCCGAGTCCAATATATGCAAAGCCTCTACTACATTTTTAACGCCAACGCAACCACAATCCATACACTGATAAGCCTTAAATCCCTCTGGCGTATTCAGTTTATTTAGCCATAGGAACTCGGTATCACGTTTGCATCCGTTACATCGAAATTGTGGGTGCATTATGGTAATATCCTTATTGCCTACAGTGACACTGAGTGCAAACCAAGAAATTACCAGAATGTATTAGCCTGTCATCATTACAAGCTACACATAGGTCAATCGATGGCGTGAGGGTTCGCTTATCATCTTCTAAACGTAGAGTGAACCCATCACGTATAATTTCAACATATCCCATTTACTCACCCCCTTCGCTATCACTAGGGAAAAACCAAGATCCAGCAGCTGTAAGTTTTGCCCATCTAGCTTCACACTGGTCAGGCTTTGCAGCACTGCATACATAGCCGTGATAACTCTTACCAGTTTTTGCTATACCTTCTTTAAGTATCATCGCTCCGTGTTTACATTCTTGCGCCTGCGGTGTTTGTGGTATTGCTTCTACTACATCACCAACTGACCAGACTGTCGGCTGTTTTTTATCTTCTGCAAAAGATGCACGTAACACATTTTCTACAGTCCTAGCTCTCGATCCTGCTGGTGAATAGTTTGTAACTCTTTCCATCTCAGTTCGGCTAGGCCTTGCACCTTTTTTTGAATAGATGTAGTTAGCCAAAGCACGCCCGATTGCGCTGCTTTCTGCAAGTTCACAAGCAAACTTATTAAAACTACTACCAGTGCGGATCTCCGATGCCCAACCAGTCGCAACTGGAACCGCATCAGCTGTAGTTCTGTATAAGCGAGCCACAAACACAAACTCATCTGGATTAGCATTTGGCCGATTAACAAGTTCTGTCTGTATAGATCCGTCTTCATTTTCTTTCCACCACTTCTCTAATCTTTCTTCTACTGTTTCATATTGACTCAAATCAAATGCCATTAGTCATCCCCCCAGGTAAAATTGATGTCGGCTTCTGCATCAAGGACTGTCTGGTATATCGAAATGTAAGCAAGTGCATCGATGATCGAGTCACTGTGGCCTGGAGATTCAGTAAGCCTAGAAACCTTGACGAGCGCCATACATAATGCGACTTGACTAGGTGTAATTGGATGGTCGAGGTATGCCGACCAGAGTTCACTGATCCTTTTATGGTTTGTGTAAGGGTGACCATAGACCGATCCCCTTGTATGCACCAGGTCGACAACATCTGCTAGCAGCTTCTCAGTTTTTGTCATAGTCAAATACCTCATCGGTTTTAACTTTGTTTTGAATCATACGTCTGTGCATATCGAAGCCGTGCTTACGGCCCCTCCAGTAATGGGTTTGCTTCATATCATCAATCCGCATAAGTAGTAGCCAAGAAGCCATACTCAGCCCTATAAATAAATATACTGCCATTTCAAGTGTCATTTGTAGCCCAATCTGTGACCACATACTTTGTGGCACAGGCATAGTGTTGCACCTGTGTATGACTTTGTGGATTATTTAAGGCTGTTTTATTATAACGATTAGATAACGTTAATATCTTCGAGGTCATCGATATGGTCATCGATAGTGCGCTCGGCGTACTCTGTATTAAGCCCCATAGTGTTTGCCTAATGCTGTAAATGAGCCATCCTTGTTTATTGGCACCAGGGTTGGTGTCAGGGTCTTACCTATGGCTTCTAGTATAGCAATACCCATCTGCCAATTAGCGCTTCCATAGCGTAAATAAGAGGCTTTTTTGCGATCCATAAGATTACCTACCTCAACGCCATATAAGGCCCTGTAATGGCTTCCTACGCCCTCTGCATAAGCACTCATACCTAGTCTGTGGGTGTGACCACACAATACAGACTTACCCCATTTTTTAGCCAAGTTGAGAGCTGTAATACCAGCGTGCTGAGACATATTGCCTTCATCGCCGTGGGCTAACATCCAGCCTGGGTGAAACTCATAAGCTGTTTTGTGGTACTCCATACCCATATCTTTGAAACCCATAAAGGCTGGGTACTGTAGCTCTGGAAGACTGATTAACCCAGGCACCTTAAGCAAAGTGTTATATAAGCGATCAGTATGATTACTGCGGATAATATGACACTCTCGGCTGTACTCACTGAGATCCCACAGTATCGACTTAGTAAGTTCCCGATCATCGTGAATGGTTTGCCGATAAGCCAAAGGTGTGCCCTCAGCCCACTTGCTAATTGTATTAAAATCAATTTCATCCCCAACCACCAATACTGAATCAAACTTCTCCCGCCTTGCCAACTTAATAACATTTTTTACAGCTGCCTCGTGATGGAAGGGCACCTGCAGATCTGATATAACTAAATACCTAATCTTCATCCTCACTAGGAGTTGGGATAACTGGGATAATGCCCTTATCGCCTACTACCCAATCGGGCATAGACTCTGGGCTATCCATTAGATACAACGCAACAGACTCACTAAAACCAGCCTTGCGTGCAGCTTTATACATTTCGTGCTTGGCAATATAGAACACCTCTAGCTTAGATAATGGGTCAGGTGTTCTACGCACCCTGCGCCTATTTATCTTTTTGCGTTTACGTGTGGTTGCCATATTAAAATTATGACTTACTGATTAACATAAAGAGATCATCGACACGCTTCTCTAACCGTGTTAATTGATCCTTCATACTAGAGCCACCATTCGGGCGTAACTCATTAAGCCAGCCTTTAACTAAGAAACGTAATCCTATTAGCCCGCCTGATAGCACGGCCATAACGCCAGCGCCAAAGCCAGCCCATTCTGTAGGACTCATTTTTCATTAGCACCGATGCCATAGGCAATATCGGATTTATCTAAAGCCCTAGCTGCTGGCCCTGCGAGTGCTGCAATTACTACAGACAGCGCTGGGTCTAAACCTAATTCATTACTTGCTAAGAATGTTAAGAATGATACTAATACGCCACGTGCGTATGACTTTAGTATCGCCTTTTGTTTTTTGCTTATCTTCATATCTTGCCCCCTATTAGTGGTATATCGAACGGCTTACTATCTTTGTCGCCTAGCTTTGTAAAGCTAATATGGATGTGTCGCTTGTGTGGATTAATGCCTTTGTACTTACGCCATTTCCAGTTTAATATCTTCGAGCATATTCGCCCGTTGTAGATGACGTATGATAAACGTTTATCTGATTTCCCTGCGATTCTGATCTGGTCAGCCAGATAAGGTGCGAGGCTATCGGATGACTCCAACCTAGAATTAATATCAACTGCTCTGACCCACCCATTGATGTCTGGATTATGATCCGATTTTCTGGCGGAATGGCGACTATCGCCCAACCATCCTTCTGGACTCTTAGTACTCCTATCTGGAAACCACGTATCAACTTGATCTCTTAACTGCACACCAGCTGCACATAGTTTAGGCTTCATAGCTTAAACGTTCTGATACAGGCACTATCCATTGACAAGTGTCCTCATCAAATCCAGTAGCATCATTAGGCTCAGGCGCTATAAACGCATCTCTGACTACATCGTATGCATATCCTATGCCTGCATAGTTTTTACGTATATTGCCATTGTACGATGTGCGCTTGCAAACTTGCCCTCTAAAATTGCCATACCAAGTTTCAGTATCTAAACCTTCTATTAACTCAGTTTCATCAATACCTGTGATAACTTCGGTAACGATATTATTTTCATCTAAAAATGCGTAATGTGCCATTATGTCCAACTCACATTTCCAGTACCAGCAGTAATTGTTGATACTTTGTTAGCACCAACTGTTGCTGTAGATCCTGTTAAACCTGCACCGATTGTAATTGTGTAAACTGCTGGGTATCTAAGAATTACAATACCTGAGCCGCCTGCACC